TGCAGTCGTGCGTGAACTGCAGCTTCGACAAGTTGAACTTGTACGTCGCTGCTGCGATGTCTTCCTTGGTTCCGCAGGTAGGGCACACCAGCTCGCGCTTGATCGGCTCATAGACCGACACGAACGAGTTTCCGTAGAGCCACACGTCGTAGCTGACCAGCGTCAGGAAGCCTTTGAGGCGGAGATCTTCCTCGAAGAGCTTCTTGTGGCGCGTTTTCTCTTCCTCGGAGTTCGATTCGTAGATGAATCGAGTGATGGGATACTCTCCGAACTTTCGAACCACGCCGTAGACGTGCGCGGAGTGGAACCCGAGGTACTCGGCCCACTTGAACAGGTCCTTGAGCTTCCGGGGTACGAAGCCCGTCAGGTAGTCGTACATCGGGTTCGGATGCGAAGCGGCATTTCTGCCGCCAAATCCGAGCACTACATCGTCACCCATTCCGCCGTCGATGGTCATCTCGTCTCCAACCAAAAGGAGTAACACATGCTCGTAGAGGGCACTCTATTCAGAAAGTCTATTCCAGCGTTCCGCGTAGTCGCGCCCGAACAGTCGTTCCTCACCCGTGCGTGGGGCGGCGTTCACGTCGACAACGCCTGGCTTTTTCCAGCGTATTATCCTTTCGCGCAGTGGGTGTTCGAGGACCTGCGCAAGCTGGATTCTCGGATGCCTTGGTCCGACGCCGCGAAAGATCATCTCGCCGACGCGAGGGAAGCCGAGCGCGCGTGGCTTGCGGCAGCAGATGCGTGGATGACGCAGTCATCCCCGCCCCTCCCCGTAGGCGACGACTTTTTTGCCCTCGGTTTTACGCCGTACACCCATCAGCGCTTGGGGATCGCGCGGCTGGTCAACTGGTGGCGCTCGTTCCTCGACTGGGACATGGGCACGGGCAAGACGCGCACCGCGATCGACGCGTTTCGCGTGCTGCGGGCTCAGGGGCAGTTTCGCAGGGCGCTCGTCCTCGGGCCTCCTGTGGTGCTGGAGTCCTGGGCGCGAGAAGTAAAGCGTTGTTCGCAGGGCGCTTGGCGCGCCGTCATCTGGGACGGCACGCCTGAGGCGGAGCTCGCCGCGAACGACGCCGACATCGTGCTGGCCTCTTACACCCGTGTACGGCTGGATCGGGAGGCCGCCAACGACGCTGCGCGGGAGCTCTCGATCACCGACGCGCAGCGGGAGAGGTACAAGCTGCCGTTGTTGACGGCGGAAGAACGCCTCCGGTTGGAGAAGGCGAAAGCCCACGCGCTAGCTGCTCTTGACTACGACACGATCGTCGCAGACGAGAGTCACTACCTGGGCAATTGGGGCTCAGATCAGACGCAGGCGGCAGTGGAGCTGTCGACGAAGGCTGTGCGCCGCTACTGCCTGAGCGGCACTCCAGGGGATGACCCTCGCAAGCTGTACGGGCAGCTCTACTTTCTTTCGCCTGCGTTGGTGCCCCTGCCGTACCTCAAGTTCGAGGAGCACCACGTCATTCGATCGGAAAAGAACAAGCACCTTGTCGTGGGCTTTCGTTTTCTGAACGAGCTCAACGAACGTTTTCGCAGCGTTGCGTTGCGCATGCAAAAGGTCGATTGCCTCGATCTGCCTGAGGTGACGACGATGGACCTGCACTACGACCTGGGCGTAGCGCAGCGCGCGCGATACAACGAGCTGGTCATGGAGATGGCCATGTCTGTGACGCCTGAGCTGCTCTACGCCGAGCCGTCGCTCGTGACAGAGGAGTTCGCGGCGCAGCGGCGGTCGGTGAAGCTTCCGCACGGGGCCGCGCGGGTGAACAAGATGCTCCAAGTGCTGTCGGGCTTTGTCATTCAAGGCGCGGACTACTCCATCTGCGACGCCTGCGAGCACATGGACAAGTGCGTGGAGGCCAAGATCCGGCCGTACACCAAGAAGTGCCACGTCGTGCAGGCCGCTCCCGAGCGTACGGTGTTGCGAGACATCGAAAACCCGAAGTTGGAGCTGTACAAAGAACAGTTGTCGCTGATCCTCGACAGCGACGAGACCAACAAAGTCATCGTCTGGGCCAACTACACCGAGGAGCTCGACGATCTCGAAAAGGCGACAAAGGCGCTCGGTGTGGACTGCGTGCGTGTCGATGGGCGCACGTTGTCACGGCAGAAGCGCATCGATCGCTTTCAAAACGAGCCCAAGTGCCGCGTGTATCTTGGGCAAGTCAGCACGGGGATCGGCATTACGCTGACCGCCGCGAACTACACGCTCTTCTACTCGCTCCCCTGGGATCCGCTTCAGTACCGTCAAGCGATGGACCGAAACAACCGCCCGGGGCAGCGTCGGGCGATGACGGTGTACCGTCTGTTGTCCTCGGATGCGTCCTGGGCGCTCGATCGCTACGTAGCGCAAGTGCTCGTGTTCAAGGAGGGAATCGCGCTGACGTTGACGGATCTGATTGCTTGTGGAGGCTGCGACCGTCAAGAAGTCTGCGCCCGAGAGGAGATTCTCCCCTTTCGGGCCAAGTGCAAGTACGCTGCGAATGTCGCGCGACCTGTCGCCGACGTGGAGGTCATCGAAAAATGAGGATGGAACTGGAACATGGCGACGTCGTGAAGGCGCTCGCGGTCTACCTGCGGAGCAAGGGTTTCGTCGTCGAGCCCGACCCCGCGAACTTCGTGTTCAAGAACGAAAGCGCGAATCCGGCCGTGATCGATCTGCTGGTGGTCGTCAAGAACATGGATACCGCTCCCACGCCGGCTCCGGTACCGCCGCCCCCGGCGGTTCCCACGCCCGCGCCGCCACCGCCCGCTGCGCGGATGCTGCCAGGGGTACAGGGCGCTCGGCAGGCGGCCCCGGCTGCGCGGCCTGTGGCGGCGCCGATGCCCCGTAGGAGCCCGCCCAAGAAGAACGACATGTTCACGCCTGTGGGCCCCCCACAGCTGATCCCTCCGGCGCCCAAGCATCGGATTCTCGATCGGCAAGCGGCCTCGTCACCCGCGTTGATGCTGGCTGGGCGCGATCGGGGGCTGCCGGTCCCCGCTGCGACGGTTCCCGCGTTCGACGGCGTCGAGAAAGGGGCCGAGGAGCTGATCGACGAGGGCCCGATCGACGAGGGTTCAGACGACAGCAGCCCGTTGCTCGTGGACCCGAGCGAGATGGATCCAAACGCGCGCGCGATCTTCGAGGACATTCTCTTGCGCTCGTCTTCGCGGGCGGAGGAGGGACCTCATTACGCGACCGATTCGGCGACGGATCCGCTTCGGCCGGAGGGGTACTTGGATGAGGACAACGGATGACGGAGAAGCGCCATCTTCCGGTCATTCCGCCAGAGCTCGTTGACGCGGCTCTTCCAGGCGGCGCGTTCTCACACTCGCAGTACGAGACGTACAAGAGCTGTGGGCGCGCGTACGAGTTCAAGTACATTCAGAATCAGCGCCTCGCGCCGGGCCCCGCCATGGCGCGAGGGACGGCGATTCACTCGGCGGTCGAAACCGCGCTGCGCTACAAAATGGCGCACGGCTCGGTCCCCTCGTTGGAGTCCCAGCTCGCAGTGGCGTCCGCCGCCTTTGACAAGGCGAAAGAAGCCGTCGAGCTCTGGGGCGACGACGAACCCGGAAAGCTGAAAGATCTGTCGCTGAGTCTTTACCGCGTATATCACGCGCAAGCGCTCCCGAAGATCAACCCCGTCGAAGTCGAAGAGCCCTTCATCGTGAAGGTCGGCACCGTCACGGTGCGGGGCGTTATCGACCTCGTGGACCGCGCGACTGAGCATCCTGGTGATCCTGGGCGCTTGGAGGTCGCAGATCTCAAGACGTCCGCCGCGAAGTGGTCGGAGTCGGATGTCAAGAACGACGCGCAGCTCTCGCTCTACACCGCTGTCAAGCGTCTAGCTTTTGGGCGCATTGACAACCTCGTGAGCACCAAGACGCCCGCGATGCACAGGTTGCAGACAACCCGTGGGCCACGCGACCATCGGAACCTGATCGAGGACTACGAGCAAACAGTGGACGCCATCAAGCGGGGGATCTTTTTGATGGCACCCATGGACTCGTGGAAGTGCACACCCAAGTGGTGCGGCTACTACGCCCAATGCAGGGGGCGCGGTTGACGTGCCCTACCGCACCGCTGCGCCTTTGCCTGAGCACCAGTTCGGGCTGACCTGCGGCGAATGCGGAGCTCGCGCCCCTGGTGATTCGCCGCATTGGGGGTTAGTGTGCTTTGTGTCGACGGGGCGCCTTTTTGTAGCGTGCCCCGTTTGCGTCAAGGAGAAGTACCCGTGGGTGAGAAATACGGCGTCGTTGCGAAATTCGACGAGAATCAGGTAGAAGAGATCGGAACGAAGCCTTTACGGCGTACGGCTGACGTGGCAAACATCAAGCGATGCCCCCAGTGCGACGCTCCTCTTCTCGAAACCGCGACACGCACAGCTCAGTGTCCGAACTGCGGGACGTCGCCGTTCGAGCGCTGAGCGCCGAGTCGCACATCTTCTACGACGCCAACATCCATAAGCAGGTCACCGTCTGGCTCTTCACGGCGTACTTCACGTCACCTCATTCAGAACGTGATGTTGCCGTAGAGCTCTGGGCGTGTTATCGCCATCTTCTAGAAGGTGGAAAGGTAGAGGACCTGCCCATCACCTTGCTTAACAGACGTCTCGCCATCGCCATGATCCGCAAGATCCTGCGTGGCGAACTTCCTCAATTCGAGGATCCCGAAACGAACCAAGGAGCACAGTATGACCACGGAGAACACGGAGAACACGGCCCCCACGAAGAAGACCGCGCCGAAGTCGAAGTCGTCCACCCCGTCCACGTCGGACGGCGCTGAGAAGGCGACGGCCGCCGACCTCGGGTTCGAGTACGACTTCCTTCCGATCCCCGCCGACGTCGCGACGGCGGGCGTGATCAAGATCAAGCCCAAGGACATCGTGGTGAGCAAGGTCGATGCGCGCGCGGCGCCGGCCCTCGTCGACGACGAGTTCGTGGACAGCATCCGCAAGGACGGCCTCATCCAGGACCCGTGCGTGACCTACGCGCGGCACAAGGCGTCGGGCAAGTCCGTCTGGCTGATCGTCGCCGGGCGCCGCCGTCGCGAGGGCTCCATCAAGGCGGGCCTCGACACGATCTCCTGCAAGGTCAAGGAGATCAAGAACCTCAGGGAGTACCTGATCCTCGCGGGCCAGGAGAACCTGAAGCGCGACCAGATGTCGCTCTGGGACAAGTTTTGCTTTCTGCAGAACCTCATGGCCAACGGCCTGAAGCAGAGCGAGCTCGAAGGCGTGCTCAGCGTCACCGGCGGCAACATCACGCAGATCCTCGTGGTCGGCAAGCTCGACCCGCGCGTGCAGAAGCTCGTGCGAGAGGGCACCAAGGAGCCCTTCAGGAGCTACGCTCCCTCCGTCGTCCGCGAGCTCAAGCGGGTCACGGACCCGGAGCTTCAGGTGGCGTTCGCGCAGCAGGCCATCGAGGAGGCACTGGAGCCGAAGTCCCTCAAGTTCGTCGTCGAGAAGTGGCTCAACAAGCAGGCGCTCGCGGCGGCGGACAAGGGTGACAAGCCCGCAGCCAAGGGCGGACGCGGCGTGAAGCTGCCCGAGGCGGTGGAGCTGAAGCAGGTCAAGCCCATCAGCAAGAGCGACCTCGTCACGTTCTACAACTTCTCGAACGCGCGGCTCGCGAAGCTGAAGGCCAGCGAGCGGTCCAAGCCCGAGACGGTGGCCTACGAGAAGGGGCGCCGCGACGGGATCGCGCAGGCCGCAGGACTCGTCGAGCTTCCGGCTCTGCCGGAAGGCGAGGAGTAGTCGCCGCTCACGCAGGTGTGAACGCGTCAGTGAGGCACGTGATCTCTTCCTCCGAGAGATGTGCCCGCAACTGCGCAAGCGCTCGCACCTGCACCTGCTCTACGCGTAGAGCGGTCATCTGAGATCCGTCCAGCTCGTACAAGATCTGGCCGATCTCTTGATGGCTCTTCGCCTCGCCTCCCCGTAGGCCGAACGCGTAGATCATCACCAACTTTTCCAACCGCGTGAGCTGGGCCTGCGCGAGCAACGCCAGCGCGTCGACTTGAGCGCAGTGCACGTCGCGTTCGACGTCAGTCGCTTCGTCCACAATGACGACGCTGTCGATGGACGCGATGGTCGGCTCCTCGAAGTTGTCGACGTGCTCACCGCGTGCTTGCTTGCGCTCGTTCTCGACGCGCACGCGGTGCATTTCTTTTCGTGTGTGGTTGGGCACGTGCACAACGCGCACGCGGTAGGTCGCTTCCTGCATCTTTACGTGGATCCAGTTCGCCGCGTACGTGAGGAAGCGAATCCCCCTCTCTGGATCGAACAGCGTAATGGCGTGGAGCAATCCTTCGTAGCCAGCGGAGATCAGCTCGGTGAACAGCGATTCGTCATGGGACCGGCGTCGAGCCTGCTTGATGACGAAGCGGTAGTACCCGCTCGCGATCTCGTTGCGGACGCGGTCGCACTGAGCGCGAAACCGTTCTCGTGTGTCGGGGTTCGGAGTCAGCTCCGCTTTTGTGCGCGCCTCCTGGTACGCCGTAAAGAGGAGATACTCCTCTTGCGCCGTGCGAATGGGGTGCGTGCCCACGTCTCGAAAGTGCAGATCCAGCAGGGGGTTGGTCGTCTTGGACATCTTTCTTACGCCTTTACACGCCTGCGCCCACGGGGTAAACAATAGCTCTAGTCGCAGGCATTTCGCTGCACATCAAGGAGAACACTGATGTCGAATTCCAACAACAACAACAAGCAGAACAAGCAGAACACCGCGCCCGCCGTCGCGACGGCAACGCCCACGTCTCCGGTGCTGGAGACGCCCGCCGCGTCGGCCATCGAAGTCGCAGCGCCCGCGACCTCGACCGCCATCGAAGTCACCGCCGACGTCCCCGTGAGCGCGCTCACCAAGCGCTACAAGGACGCGCTCCCGCACATGGCGGCGTACCTCGATCAGGTCACGCCTCCGAATCCAGGGGAGATCCAGGACGCCTTGGCGGCCTTGTCCCCCGAGAAGCGCGCGGCCTTCACCGCAGCGCTCTCCCGCATGAACCCCATCAAGGCGGGACAGCACACCTCCCGCTCGGAGTTCCGTCTGCCGGAGATGCGCGTCTTCCAGGGCACCGGAACGGACGAGCTGCGTCCCAGCGACTGCCCCCAAGGCGGCGTCTACACCACCGATGGCCGGATCCTGTCCGCGCCCAAGGAGGCGTTGGCCAACTTGAAGCACAACCCCAAGTACAAGAACCTCGACACGACGGTGCGGGGTTTCGTGATCGGCGTGCACGAAGCGCACACGTTCTGGCCGCCTCGCTCCGGGAATCTTCCTCCCGGAATCGAGGTTCGCACGAACGCGCCGATCTGCCGCTCGGTCGATCGACAGCGTGGGGACTACTTCGGCTCCTGCGCGGCGTGCACGCACCGTCCCTTCATGGACGGGAAGGCGAACAGCAAGGACGCGTGCAGGAACGAGGACCACATCTACTTCGTCCCGGCTGACTTCAGCGGCGTCTACCGCATCGTGTTTCACGGCAAGTCGATCAAGCCGGGCTCCGCGTTCATCAAGAAGAAGACGCGCCCGTGGGCCGCGTACTACGAGCACGCCTTCGAGCTCGATGCGAAGGCCGTGGTGCGGGGGCAAGAGCGCTGGTTCGAGCTGACCGCGTCAGTGGCCTCGGAAGTGCCCGACCCCTCGGCCGAAGAGGAGGCGCTGCTCAACGCGCTCGTGCGGCAGGTGGACTACGAGGTCTACTTCCCGCAGCTCTACGCGATCTATACGGCAGAGCCCAAGGTCCTCGCGGACGCCGGTAGCTCTTCCGACATGGCCGCGCTGCTCAAGAACGCGGGCAACGTGGGTTCGACCAAGGACGTCAGCAAGATCGGTCTGTAGTCCCTGCGTGGAGCACGGCCCGCGTTCTGTACCGCGTAAAAGCGGCACGGAACGCGGGCCGTTCGTTTCCTACTGTTTCTTTGGCCCCACGGAGCGCACTCATGGACGATTACAACGAAATCGTGCTGAAGCACGGGCCTTGGTCTGTATCCAAGGTTGGCGTGCTGAACTCCTGCGGTAAGCAGTACTTGCACAAGTACGTTGAAAAGCTGTCGGAGGGAAAGAAGAGCGATGCCTCCCGCGTGGGAGTCGTCGCGCACGCGGTCATCGAAGCAGGGCTGCGTACGCCCGGCATCGACTTGCACAGCGTGATGCGGGAGCAGGCCGAGATCAATCAGCTCGCACGAGAAGAGCTGATCACGTCTTCGGCGAAGCTGTCGGCGATTCAAGACTTCTTGGATCGCATCACGACGTTCAAGGCGAACAACGGCGTCACAGGGGAGTACATCGAACACCAACTCGCGATCTCCCCGACGCATACAGCAGTGCCCTTCAAAGTCACTGAGACCACGCATCCCGACCTCTGGTCGGGACAGCTTCACTGGCTGGGCGGCGACCTTGTCGAGCCGGTGCTCGAACAGGGGGCGGTGTTCCCCCCACAGGGCGTCTCCGCTCGCGCCGCGTACGTCGTGATCCCGCAGGGGCTCTTCAAGGGCTTCTTCGAAGTTCTCGAAGTGGACGCGGGCACGCTACGTCTCGCGGCGTTCCCTCCTCCAGAAGCGCAGAAAGCGATTCAGGCGGGAACGCTCAACTTCAGCGAGATGCTGGAGAGCTCCTTCATCAAAGGGGGCATCGCATCCAAGCCGTTGCTTCGAGGCGTCATCGACCACGCGATGCGCACGAGCGACGACTACTTGATTGTCCTGGACCACAAGTCTGGGAAGAAGAAGCCGATCGCGGAGCACTCGACGCAGTTCTACGCGTACATGGCTTTGGCGCTGGTCAACTTCCCGTGGGTCCAGGGCGTTCAGTCCGGGATCCATTATATCGGCGAGCCAAAAGTGGATTGGTTCCCCCGATTCGACGGCAAACCCGGAGCGTGGCAGCGGGACGAAATCTCCCGTACGATGTTCCCGTGGTTGAGGCAGTTTCTGAATCGTACCGCGCTCAAGTTGGGCGTGGTCGATACAGGCGCACCGAGGGCCGAGACCGGCTGGCAGTGCGGATTCTGCGGCTACCTTGCGCACTGCGAGCCGGGCCAAGCCAAGGTCAAGGAGCGCGCGCAGCGCAAGGGCGACGCGAACGTCTAACGCAGGGTGAAGGGCGCCCATGGCACGGAAGACTGGCGACAAGGCAACTAAGTTCTCACACAACGACGGCCACAAACTCCTGACTTTGTTGGACGTCACTCAGCTCAAGACGCTTCTTGAGCATTCCTTCCCGGAGCACCGAATCACGCAGATCGGGGCGACGGCGATCAAAACGAATTGCCTCGCGGCGAACGTCACCGGGCACATCGACAAGAACCCGTCGATGTACCTCGACGTGGCGCGCGGCACGATCAAGTGCAAGGCGTGCGGCTATTTCAGTCGCAACCTCTTGCAGTTGTTTCAGGACGCGCGCGGTTGGTCCTACCGCGAGACGCTCTCTCAGGTCTTGACCTACACCGGGAAGCGTCTCGTCTCCGAGAAGATCGAAGGCGATGTCGAGGCGTACGACGTCCACAACCTCGCCATCGCGACGCTCCTCCACGTTTGTACGACGTACGCGCGCAATCTGCTCGCGCCGCCGATCGACCCGGAGGATCAAAAGAACTACGACGCCATTGCGCTTCACGCAGCGGCGCCAGTGCTGGAGTGGTTGTTTCAGCACCGACAACACAAGCCTGAGCACATCGGGGCGCTGCCCTATGGTGTCTGGCCCCCGCAGCATGTGATGTATGCGTACGCTTCGGAGCGCTTGGAAGCGCAGGCGAGCGCGCAGTACGCACGGTTCCAGAACACGTATCTCACGCCCGAACGGCGGGAGAAGGTGCTCGATCGGATCAAGGCGATTGCGGAGCCCGCTGGGACGGAATGGACGAACTCCGTTGCGTTCTTCAACGGGCACGGGCTGCGCACTCCGGGCAAGATCCGGCTGCGCCGCCCGCACAACGAGGACGAGAAGGACGGCAACTACCTCACTCTTCCTGGCTTCGCAGAAGATGACCCCATTGGGTACTTCGGACTGTATGCGCCGCATCTCGGGGGGCTCGACCCTTCCGAGGCGAAAGCACTTCGGTTCTTCCTCGTGGAGGGGGAGAACGACGCCATCACCGCCCAGGAGCACTTTCTTGCTGCGGGCATTACTGGCTACGTCTTCCTCGCGTCCAACGGCGCGTTCAATGACCTCGACGCGCTCAGCGCAGCAGGGATCGACGACATCTACTGCATCTCCGATCACCCTGTACGGGGTAAAGGGGAGACGTGGCTTCGAGGACGCTTGCTGACGGGCGCTGAAGTCAACGTCAAAGTCTTTCGAGGGTGGTCGGCCCTCGACAAGATTCCGGGCATGCCGAAGGACCCAGACGACGCCATTCAGCTCGGGGGATTCGACATCTTCCGGCGTACGCTGATCGACGAGGCCGACAAGTGGTTCGTACCCGTAGACGTCTGGGCGTTGGACCGCGCGATCGAAGACGCAGCGGTGCTGAGTCCTGACGCCGTTCGAGAGCGAACTGCTGTTGCGGTGACATACGGCGAGGCCGTACGGAACGCAGCGCAGCTCTCTCAATACGTTGAGCGGGTCTGCGTCAAGCTTGGTTTGACTCCCGCGCTCGTGCGGGGCCAGATCGTGCGAAGCAAAGACGACGAGCAGGGGTTGATCGCGCGCATCATCGACGTGCTCACTCGGCTCTTCCATCCTCTGTACAAGGAGGACACTACGCGCGGCGCGGTGCTCTACTTGCATCACCGCACCAAGGACCGAACGATTCGCTTCGGTACTGACGACGGGGCAGGCGCGCTCTCCGCGATGGCCAACGTTGTGGGGGACGTGCACACGTTCTTCGCAGAGCAAGTTGGAATCCCCGCGTGGGTGATGCCTCAACAAGGCCCCGGAGCGCTGCAGCCCGTGCGCGAGCTTCAGCGCATCTTTTCGGACTACTTGAAGATCGCGATTCAGTCGCTGTTTCAAGACGTCCCGACCAGGGAGGAGTGCATTCAGTACGGACAAGGCGTGCACGTCATTGAAGACCCTCACGCGCCGTTCGGCGTTGTGCTGATTGTCGTCAACGGCATGTGCGTCTACGAGGGCGTGTACGCGCCGGACGGGTCTCTCTCGCTTGTGTGGCGAAAGCTCGAAGGCCCATCACGAGGACGTGCGCTCTTCTTGACCGAGGCGGTGCCCCTGTTCCCTGAGCTTCGTAGCGTTGGCGATCTTGAAGAGAGCAATCACTTCACGATTGACGACGTGCGCGTGTACATCAGCAAGCTGGTGCACTTCTACCGCACGGGCTGGAGGACGCTGACCACCGATATCGACGCGGTGTTCATGGCCTACTACCAAGCGGCGTTCTCTGCGCCGCATCTCTCGCCTTCTAAGGTGCACTTGGAGCTCGTCGGCCAGCACTCTTCTGGCAAGTCGACGGCGCTCAGCACGTTCTGCGGAGGACAGTTTCCGCACCTGCAGATCTGCCCCTGGGCGCGGGGCCTCGTGAACTACTCCCCTGCGTCGATCTACCAGGGGTTCAACAGAGCTTCGATCACCATGGGCTTGGAAGAGTTCACGCGTGATCTGACCATGGCGACAGCCAAAACGGCGCAGGTCCAGTCCATCAGCGAGCTGCTCCGCCAAGTCATCTTCCCCGGCGGCGCCGTGATCTCTCGCGCGCTACCCAACGGGGGCTCGCGGCAGATGATCGTGCGCACCAACGTCGTTACGGCGTCAATTCATCCCGCGCATGATCCGCAAGACGCCAGCCGGCGTTTGACCATCGAGACCGTCAAAGTCGAGGGGCTCAAGGATCCGCAGATGGAGTTCGCGGAGCTCTTTCCACCAGAGGAGCTCTCGCGTATGCGCCGCGTGCTTGGCCTCGGTCTTCTCAAGTTCTACCGGCCCTACCGAGAGTACTACGAGCAGATCGAGCACGATCTCGGCACAGGGAAGGTCGTTACGTCATTTGCGGTCGACACCCGCTTCCTGCGTAACTTCTATCCAATCGCGCCGCTTATGGCGTTGCTCGGAGAAGACTGGAAGCGCTTCGTCGTGGAAGCGACGGAGTCTCGGCGAGGTCGTCTTACGGCCAACTCACGGAGCAACGTCACGACGCAGCTATTCGATACGCTGTTTCGAACCAACAACCTTCGGATCGGACAGTCTGGCGCGATCACGTCGGTCGCAGTCATGCTCGGGTCCAAAGATCCGGCGCGTTGGCTCGCGTTGAATCATACGCAGGCGGGGGTCTACTACTTCGAAGACTCGGGCTACCTCATCGTAGACTGGATCTCCGTCGTAGCGCCCGGAGGCCTGCTTCATCGCGTCGAGCCGTACTGCCGAACGCCTCCGAACTTGCTCAAGCATCAGCTTGACCAGCACGCTCTCGCACAGCGTGAACACCAGTACGACCCTCAGAAGGTGCTCTCAGCGCTTCGCTCCTTTGGCGGGGTGATGCGGACAGACGAGATCACCGTGGTCAACGTCACGTCCATCATCGCGGACTTGCGACAAAGCTTTGTCGAGCGCGTACCGCACGCGGACAAAGAGCGCTCTGGCGCGGCGAGTGACGACGGCCCTCCGGGGCTGACGCGCCGCCCACGAAACAACAACAACAATCTGTAGGAGAAGACACGTGTACGTGAAGGGCAAATTCACATCGCCAGCTGTTCCTGCGCAAGTGCGGGTGACCGAGAACGTGGATGAGCGCCTTGTGCTTCGTCTGGAGTGGCAAGGACCCGATCTTCGAGTGACGTTCAAAGACGGTTCAGTCCATCTCTTCACTGACGCACAAGTTCAAGTAGTGGTCACGCCCGCTCTGGGAGAGCCCGTGAACTTGTGCTTCGAGCCTGTCGCTCTTGCATCTGGGGCTCGTTGAATGGCTTCCATCTCCCTCCCGGAGGCGCCGCCTCCGTTCCACTGCGACATCTGCGCGCGCGCTGAATACGCCACAAAGGCGGGGCCAGGGTGCGTGGCTTGTCCGGCGTTCAAGGGCGCGCACTACTTCCCTCAGCCCGACGGGTCTGAGTACGCCGACGTGCTTGTTGTTGGCGACGCGCCCATCGCTCCGCGCCTCGCTGTCGTCGGAGGCAAGACCATCCCGGACAACGCGCTGTTCCACCAGCCATTCCGAGATGACGGCGCACGGGTGTTGAAGAACGCCATCAAGGAAGTGCAGAAGCAACATCCAGAGTTCGCCGCGCTCGACTTTCGGTATGTGTACGCCGTAAAGTGCGCGGTGGACGCTCCAAGCAAAGCCGTGATCACGGCTTGTCGGACTCCCCTCAAGTCGGAGGTCGCTCGACTCGCAGCAGCGCGAAACGCTGACGCGCCTGAGCGCTCACTGACAGTTATCGCTTGCGGCGTTCCTGCTCTGCACGCGCTCGGGATTCCTGTGCGCTCAGAGAAGGAAGCCATCGGGCGTGTCTACGACAACGTGAAGTTCGGCGACGCCTACCTCACCGTCGTGTTCACGCGGTCGCTCAAGGCCCTGGCCGTGGCCGTCGGCAAGTACAGCTCCGTGCTGGCTGACGTCGAGCGCGCCATGCGCATCGCGACGCACGCCGAGATTCGCTCGCTGACGCGAGCGGAGATCGAGAAGGACTACATCTACCCAAAGACCCTCTCGGAAGTGAAGGACGTGCTTCAGCACGCCTTCGAGTACACGAGGGAGGGCGTCGAGCACCTCGACTGGAAAGTCGCGTTCGACACGGAGACCAACACGCTCCATCCGCACTGGAAAGGAACCAAGCTGGTCGCCGTCTCATTGGCCTGGGACGACGGCAAAGCGGCGACGATCCCGCTGTGGCACAAAGAGACGCCCTACGACCCTGCGGCGGCGTACGAACACGTCCTCTGGTTCTTGCGCAGCGGCAAGCCCTTGGTCTGGTTCAACGCCAAGTACGACTTCAAAGTCTTCTGGCGTTTGGGCTTCCCCTTGGGCGACGTGGGCAAGATCGCGTGGGACGTCTTCTGCGCCGAGCACGTTCTTGAAGAGGACAAGAAGGGTCAGTACAACCTCAAGTACTTGACGAAGCAGGAGCTGCCGTTCCTCTCGGGGTACGAAGACCGCCTGCACGATGAGTTGGTGAAGGCCGACAGCGCCAACTTCTCTGACGTTCAGGTCTCCTCTACGCGCGCGGTGAAGTTGCCGCGAACCATCGCATCCGCGCTCGAAAGAGCGGTGGCTGCTGGCCTGATCAAGGACGTTCAATTCCGTCCTGAGACAGCCAAGAAGACGCTGGAGCGCTTGAAGCAGCTCCCCCTCGGAGACGAAGCGGGGCTGCTCAAGCTCCGTGAACAAGTCTCCGACCTGAGCTTGCTGTTGACCGCGAAAGCCAACGGAGAGTTCACCGGGAAGGCCGAACGGGAAGCAGCGAAGGATCGCAAGCGTAAAGGGGGCTTCGAGGACGTGCCCCTCGCAGAGCTGTGCTTCTACGCTGCGGTCGACTCAGACGCCGCGCGCCGCCTCGCCGTCAAGCAGAGCGCACGGATGTACGAGGAGGACGACAAATTCGAACGCTGGCGGCGACAGGTCCACGAAGAGATCGTCTCGGGTCCTCCGAACAGCGAGCTCTCCAAGTACCGGGTCGACATCCTCTGCGAACATCCGGCGCCGCTGCATCGTTTGGTCAAGCAGGACTATCTCCCGCGCCAAACGCAGCTGGCCAAGATCGAGTACCAGGGGATCAACATCGACCAGGACTACCGCGCGTGGGGCGAAAAGGCCCTGGACAACACGATCAGCTCGACCACGGACAAGATCTTCGAGCTGTGCGGGGAGCAATTCCCCCTGGGCAGCCCGAAGAAGCTCGCGGGGTACCTCTTCCTCGGAGGCGTCGGGTACAAGCATCCCGACCCTGAGCTGGCAGAACAGATGGCGAGGGAGAACCCCGAAACCATTCGCTACGTGGGCGGGCGCATCATGTACCGCTCGCAGCACTACACCGTAAAGGGGCAGATGCAGACGGGCGAGGCCGTGCTCAAGAGCCTCGTTACTCGGTACAAGTGCCCGCTCGCAAATCTGCTGATGTCGTTGAAGAAGGCCGACAAGGCGAAGAACAGCTTCTTCAAGAACATCGGCATCCTGTCCAACATGTTCGACGACGGGAAAATCCATCCCGGCTACAACATCACGGGCACGTCTACGGGCCGTCTCTCTTCGTCTTCCGGCGTGGATGGAGTTGGCTTCAACAATCAGAACATCATCAAGGGCATGATCGGTGCGTTGCGAGACATGCGCGGCAACCTCGTGCTCGACGCGAAGGGTCAGCCTGTCTTCGAGGGCGTGAAGTGCAAGAAGCTCTTCATTCCCGATGACGACAGCTTCTGCTTCGGTAACGCTGACGCCAAGGGCGCTGAGGTTTCGATCTTCGCGGGCTACGCGAAGGACGAGGCGCTGATCAACGCGCTTCTCGGAGGCATGGACGCGCACTGCTTCTTCTCGGCGGAGTGCTTGAATCCGAACCTCGTCGCAGCGGGGCTGCATGGAGAAGAGCGCCGCATCGCGCTGGCCAACGCTGCGATCGATGACGATCACGCGTGGACGTACGACGACTTCATGTCCGGCAAGGACTGCGAGTTTGGGCAAAAGGCGCCGGACGGCACCGTGATCACTGTTTGCCGCCACAACGACCACAAGTACTGCAAGCGCCTCAAGTCGCTCCGCGACAACATCAAGCGCCTCGTCTTCGGCCTGCTCTACGGCGCGGGCGTCAAGAAGATTGCGGACATCGCGGGCATCAATCTCGAACTCGCGCAGCAGATCAAGAAGCTGCTGTTCACGAAGTTCCCGACGTTGGAGGCGTTCATCAACCAGACCATCTGGGAGATGCGCACCTTCGGCATCGTCGAGACCTATCACGGGCGCCGCCGACGCTTCTCGCTCGGCAAGTACGCCCCCAACGCCCTCCGCGCCAAGGCGGAGCGGCAGGCCGTCAACTTCAAGATCCAGGCGACCAACAGCGACATCGTCATGATGGTGCTGTGCTGGGTCGCTGACGTGATCGAACGCGATCTCAAGGGACGGCTCCTGCTCACGGTGCACGACTCGATCGGCTTTCAAGTGCCGAAGAAGTACGCGCATCAGATCCCTGAGATCTTCAAGAAGTACGGGACGGAACGCGTGGCGCGTGAGTGCCCATGGCTTCCTGTGCCGTACCGCTGGGACGTCGAGCTCGGCCCGAGCTACGGCGAGGTGATGGGCGCGGAGAAGTACCTCGCAGGACTTCCAGCACCCCTTCCTCTGCCGGAGCTCGACGGTTGTATCGAAGAGGAGATCTTCGACGACCTCCGCGACCCGGACGAACACGAACTTGCGCCGAGCACAAAGCCTCCGCGCCGCGCCCCGAAGCTGGGGTAAACTACTAGAACATTGACGCCGAGTGGAGGGTCGGTAGGATGCTCAATATGAGTTCCTACCGACCCTCCTCGCTCTCGGATCTCGCGTTCATCGACGTCGAGACCACTGGCCTCAATGATCAAGAGCACCGCGTGATCGAAGTGGCCGTCGCGCGTGTCAGGCCCGATCCCGTGACGTGGGACACGCCTCTCGCCGTGGCCTCTTTTCGGTTTACGCCGTCAAGCGCCGATATGGCCAAGGCCGAGCCCGCCGCGTTCAAGACCAACGGCTTCTATCTGGGGCATCCCGACTGGGCCGACGCCCTGCCAATCGACAGCGACGCGGCGACGCAGGCGTGGAACAACATCGCGAAGATCACGCGCAAGGCCACCATCGTGGCACAGAACGTCCCGTTCGACCGGGGGTTCATGTGGGAGGAGCTCAAGCGGCGCGGGCTGCTCTACAAGCACGAGCAGTACGGGCTGCTTCCCCCTTGGGAGCGGCGCTTTGTGGAGCTTCAGAGCTTCTCGTGGCTCATCGCACAGGAGAAGGGTCTGGGGCTGTTCGGCCTGCACCACGCCTATGCGGCGATGGAAGGTCCCGAGCTGATCGAGCATCGGGCGGAGGCCGACGTGAAGCGCGGCATGGCCGTGATGCGCCACGTGTATCGGCGCTGGGCTTTTTCCCGGGGGCAGTAAAACCTCGTCTTTCAACGGGTACAAGACCATGGAGGACGACATGGTCAACCTGAAAGACTTCGCAAGTCCGAATCGTTGGTGGGGCTTCATCTGGGGTGGCGGACATACCGCTGCCACTGACCCTCAGAACCAAGGGTGGCGCGCATCGCTGTGCGTCAAGGGCGGAAGCGTTCTGCTCGTGGGCCGCAAAGGCGTCAAGGGCTGCGCGACTGTGGTGCAGCTGAGTGACAATCGAATCGACGTGGCACTCTACGAGGAGTCCACGCCTGAAGAGATTGCGACGGCGTCCA